TTCTTTTCCTTACGCAATATGCGAATCTTGTCACCCAGTGGTGAAGGCACTTCTTACTCCTCATGGATTCCAACGAACCTGCAAATAATACCACCATGCCGAACGATTAGGTATCTGCTTGACAAACCCCTATTGACTCTGATTTAATCCAAATCGTTCGGTGAAGCGAACAAATACGGTCTGTAAACCCCAATAAGAACAAGGGGTACCCGGACTTAACTCAACTGGTTACACATCAGCAAAGGGAAAGAAATGAACGATTCAGAGAATTTGTCAAAGTTGCTTGGTCACCTGCCGCCGGCGGTTTTCCGCGAATTCATGGTGGTGGAGTTCAGTCTGGTTATGCCGGAACTGGACAAGAAGCAGGGCAAGCAGGAACAGCGCGAAGTGATGGAGCCAGTCCTGGCGTCCCTGGCGGTGGGCGCGCGCCGAAAGATCGAGGAATTGGCCGAACGCATCGTGCTGCTCTCGGACGGCTCTGGGCAAGACGTCATCGAAGGCATCAGCCTAGACCTTACCGACAGCGATGCCAAGGCGGCGCTGGCTTGCATCCCGAACCAGTACCATCGCGCGCTGTGGCTGTATGTCCATGCGCCTGCACTGTTCGAAGAGGCGTTGAACGCGCGGCAGGCGGACGTGTTCCGCCAGAGTGTGTCATGCTATTCGGGCTACGTTGCTCCCAAGGATCTCACGGTCCTGGAGGATGCGCCCGCTCGGCAGGCATTTCATCAGGCTGTCGCTCAGCAACTTGGCTGTGCGGTAGAGGCTGTCGCCGTTCAGGTTTTCAAGCGGCTGCGCCCCGACACCGTGACTGGTGATGAGGTCGATCTCTACCAGGTCAGCGTGCACCACAACCGGCCGCCTGAACTCATCGACCGTGTACAGGCCAGCGAACTGGTGCCGCAGGAGGTGATTCGGGCTGTGTTATCGCACATCACGTACGAGCCCGCCAACGGCCACTTGGAGGTGCTCTCCAAAGACACCGACGGCCGCGAGGCTCTGGCGCGCATCATGGCCGATTCGCTGCTGCATTCGCCCATTACTGGCGACAAGATCGCGCTCAAACAGTATGACTATCAGAGCCTGGCTGGCCCTCGCCACTTCGATATTGCGGGGGAGGATGTGGCGTACGTCAAAGTGCTGGAACTCGGTGTCACAAAACCCAGCTTTCGCTCCTTGGTCGTCAAAATCAGCGCAAGGGACGCCGAGGACATTTACACGGCGGCCAAGAGCATAGTTGCATCCAGCTTCGACTTTCGCCATCATCACCTGACCAACGCGAAGCTCTCGATCCGTATCAAGAAGGTAGGGTCTGAGCGCGCCCGCACATTGAACGTAATTCTTCGTGACGAAAACAAGTGCAACATCAAGACCAAGCGCGAGAAGGATCGTGCGCTGTGCGATAGATTGTTGACCAAGTGGAATCTGGTGCGGGAGGTAGGTGGTGACTCAGCGTCGTCTATCTACAAAATCGCTGCTTGACCTGCTGGGGCTGTTCGACCAGTCGGTCAGCCCCATCTTGGATCGCGACGGTAACAGGCTGTTTGGTATTCCTGGATGGGCGGTCTCGTCTGCGACTGCGCTCGACCAGAAGACTTTGCAGGCCTGGACGATTCGCGTGGGGTACGCCGGCAGCATCGTTGTGCCTTGCGGCGACGAGAGCACCTGCGTGGATCTGAGTGATACCGACGATCCAAACAGCTACGTCTACCGGTGTCCGCAGACGTTCCGCATGAAGCAAGTGAACGAAGATCGCGCTGCAGTGGTCGATGTCGACAGTACGCGCCTATTGAACGAAATAGCCGATCTGCTCAATATCGCGCAGGTCAAGCGCAATGGCATCCAAGCTCCCAGGATCGAGCGGACCCTGTGGCGATTGGGAGATGCGCGCATCGGAGCAGCATTGACGCCGGTATGGATGGTGCGTGGGTTGGCTGCTCACGTGGATGAGGTCTACCAATCTTTGCTGGACACTCGGCTGCCTGAACAGGGGTTGATCCTGAGCGCCGGACATGAACTGCCCAGGGTGATTCGAAGCCCACGCCGATACCGTGTTGCGTACCTGCGAGATGCATTGGTCGACTACTGCCCGTCACCTTGCATCGACGTCCATTACCTTGAACGCGTTCTGACCACTAACGAGGATGGCATCAAGCCCAGCGCACTGCCCGTCGATTTCGCCAACGGCGTGCTGCGAATCCGAACCAGAACGGACACCTGGACGATCAAAGGCAAGAGGCAGGCTCGAGCTGTGGCCTACATGTACGTGCAGGCCCAGGAAAATCGATGGGAGTTGGATGCCAGCGAAATATTGGCGGCAGCATACCCTGAGCGACGGACCGAGGAATCCCGCAGAGGATTGAAGATGCAGGACCTGTTCAAGGGAAACGACAAGTGGCGCGAATTCATTGCCAACCCTGGCAAGGGCAAGTACGCGTTCAACCTGTCTTGACCCGCGACGACCATCAACGCTTCAAAAGACCGCCTTCTGGCGGTCTTTTGCATTTTGGAGCTGGAAAACGTCCCTGAATTCCGCACCCCCACATCAGCCCCCACATGGCGCGGATGGACGCCCCCACCCCATGGGTCAGAAGATGACCTCACGTTTTAGCAATCATTTGAAAGGACAAAAACGTGATCATCAAACACCTCAATCAACGCCAATTGGCCGACCGTTGGGACCTCAGCGAAGCCTCCCTGGAGCGATGGAGGACCGAAGGTATCGGTCCGGTATTTTTGAAACTGCAAGGGCGCGTGCTGTACCGCGTCGAGGACGTGGAAGCGTTCGAGACCGACAGTCTGCGTAAGAGCACTTCTGAGCGCGTCCTCGCTGGAGGTGCGGCATGAACACCTTCAACGTCGACCAGATTCTGGCCATCCCTGCGGGCGACCTTGCTGAGCAGTCCAGCGACACGCTGTTCAATCTCAAGAACGATGCCGCTGATCGCCTGTCCAATGCGAAGGCAGCGGCCGAACACATCGACCGTGCGCTGGACCTCAAGTACTCGGAGCGTGCCCGTCGCCTGCGACTGGAGGTCGGCAAGGATACCGGTGTTGTTCACTTTGATGACGGACATGTGCGCATTACCGCCGATCTACCAAAGAAGGTCGAGTGGGATCAGAAGCAGCTGGCCAACATCAGCAGCCGCATCGCTGCTGCCGGAGAAAACCCAGCGCAGTACCTCGAAATCAGCTACCGCGTCTCGGAGACCAAGTTCGGCGCGTGGCCCGAGTCACTGAAGAACTCGTTTGTCGCCGCACGCACCGTCAAGACCGGCAAGCCCGACTTCCGGCTCGCCCTCATCAACCCAACCCCAAGGAGCTTGTAAATGAACCGTTTTCAATTGTTCTGCGCCGCAGAACTGTCACAGGCGGAGGTGTCGTGATGGCGATCTCCCTCTCACAACTCAACCGCACCAATGTGCCCAAGCCTCCGCGCATCCTGATTCACGGTGTGGCCGGTGTCGGTAAAACCAGCTTTGCTGCGCAGTCGCGCAGTCCCGTGTTCGTCCAAACCGAAGATGGTCTGGGCACGCTCTCGGTCACCAGCTTTGCGCTGTCTCGCACGTTTGAAGAAGTGATGGGCGCACTGGCGGCGCTCTACACCGAAGAGCATGATCACAGCACGGTCGTGATCGACAGCGTGGACTGGCTCGAGCCCCTGATCTGGAACAGGGTCTGCCGGGACAACGGCTGGGCGTCGATCGAGGATGCGGGCTATGGCAAGGGCTATGTCGCCGCGCTCACCTTGTGGCGCCAGTACATCGATGGGCTGAACGCCCTGCGCGATGAGCGCGCCATGACGGTGGTGCAAATCGCCCATACCGACATCAAACGTTTCGACTCCCCCGAGCACGACCCCTATGACCGCTACGTCATCAAGTTGCACGCGCGCGCTGCCGCCTTGCTGCAGGAGCACTCGGACGTGGTGCTGTTTGCCAACTACCGAATTTCCACGGTCAAGGCCGAGGTCGGCTTCAACAAGAAGGTGAACCGCGCCATGGGCTCCGGTGAGCGCGTCATCCACACGGCAGAGCGTCCAGCCTTCCTCGCCAAGAACCGCTACGGCCTGGCCGAGACGCTGCCGCTCAACTGGGACGCCTTCGCGCAGTCGATGCCGGAATCGATTCGGCCGATGCTGATCGCCCCCGTCAATGGCTCCCTAAACCCGGCAATTACCCCCGCTTGAAACAAGGAAGAATCATCATGGCTTCATTTGGACAAACCTTCGATGCATCCGCCGTCGAACCCTTGGGCAGCTACGAGGTTTTGCCGCCCGGCAAATACCTCTCACAGATCGTCGCCAGCGAAATGCGTCCAACCAAGGACGGCTCTGGCCAGTACCTGTACCTCGAACTCGACATTCTGGAGGGTGCCGCCCGCGGGCGCCGCCTCTTTGACCGGCTGAACCTGGTCAACGCCAACGCCGAGGCAGTGCAGATTGCGCAGCGCACGCTCTCGTCGATCTGCCGCGCCGTGGGCAAGTTGCAGGTCAGCAACTCAGAGCAACTGCACTTGATTCCGCTGATCGCCGACGTGCGGGTGCGCCCGGCCAAGGGCATGTACGGTGAGAGCAACTCGATGCGCTATCTGCCTCGCTCGGGTGCAGCGGCGCCGCAAATGCCGGCTGCTGGCAGCGTGAACGCCGTACCAATCGTGCAAAGCGCCGCAGTGCAGCCAGCTCCGGCAGTCGCTAATCAGATGCCCTGGAAACGCACGACGGTCTAGGGGCAGTGATGACAAGCAAATCCTGCAACCTCCCGAACACCACCGATGCCTGCCGCGAGCGCCTGCTGGTGCTGGCCGACGAGATGGTCTCGATCAAGACGCAGATCGCCATCGTCGACATCCGCCGCCAGCGTGCGCGGCGCGCGCTCGATGCGCACTGCTTCGAGCAGGCAAAGACGGCGCTGCACCTGAAGCGCCAGGAGGTGGCCCATCTCAAAGCGCACCTGAAGTCCCTGACCGCAAAATCCTCGTCCGGCGCCGGGCGCGAGGGATTCAAGGATGTGCTGATTGAAATAGTGCGGGCTCACTGCGATGAGCCCACCTGGGTTCAACTGATGAGCCAGGCGCGTGCCTTGCAGCAAGAACGTGAGGCGATCCATGGCTGAACTGCCCGGCATCAGCAGCCCCACGCGCGACGCCATCTTCGCGGCCTACGAGGCGGACACCATGGACGGCTTTCGCAGCCATCTTGGCGCCTCTCTGATCGGCAAAGAGTGCGAGCGCTCCCTTTGGTACGACTTTCGCTGGAC